CCGATCTGGGCGGAGTAGCCCGAGCTGCCGATCTCGGCGTAGTTGCCCGAGCTGCCGATCTGGGCGGAGTAGCCCGAGCTGCCGATCTTGGCGTAGTAGCCCGAGCTGCCGATCTTGGCGGAGTTGCCCGAGCTGCCGATCTTGGCGGAGTAGCCCGAGCTGCCGATCTGGGCGTAGTCGCCCGAGCTGCCAATCTTGGCGTAGTCGCCCAAGCTGCCGATCTTGGCGGAGTTGCCCGAGCTGCCGATCTGGGCGGGGTTGCCGGTGGTAACATCACTCTTCGGCATATTGACGATTGTCTGCTCCTTCGTGTAGTCGATGCAGGCATTGATAAACCCAGCAAAACTCAGCTTCGCGCCGATATGCAGCTTTTTCGTCGCAAATTTTCCATCAGAGCCGGATATCGGCTGGTCAAGTGCCTTGACCTCTGCAAAATCCGAAAACTTCCCGCTCTCGTCAACAAGATCGTAAAAGTTCAGAACATCAAAAGGATTGACGCAGTAGTGCATCATGCCTTTCTCACAGATCTTTCCGCCCACTTCTCCGTAGTCGGTGTTCTCGGCGTACTGCTTATCCTTGCAGATCATACCGGGCTTAAACGCCTTGTAGCCTTTCGCATTATCCATCCTTATCCTCCTTATTTTCGATCACGGCTCCCGTGGCCGTGTCTGTGATCAGTTCTCCCGGGATCTCCAGCGGGCAGTACATCCCGCGGAGCTGCCCGGGAAGCAAATATTCCCCCGTCCGTCTGCACTGCCTGCGGCTGTACGTTTCCAGCAGCGGACATAAATTGCATTCGACATGCCCGGCCGGGAAGAAGACCGACACCCGGCATTCAAACGGGATATAAACTTCATCCTTCATGGCGTACCCTCTCAAACAGCAGCGCGTTCGCGATCTCGTCTACGCTGTAGGTATCGGAGACGTATTCCAGCATGCATTCCGCGTGTACAAGGACCGTATCGCAGACGAAAGCCTCCTCGTCCTCGCGGACTTCCTCCTTGCAGTGCGCGCATGTTCCGATGACCGCCGGTTCCTTCTCCTGAATGCCGAGGTAGAGGTTATCAAGCGGTAATGCCATTGCATAATGCCTCCCTCCGGATCAGCTCCTCGCAAAAGCTCTGAACAGTGGCGTAGCCGTTCTTTTTCAGCAGCCGGTCGAGGATCTTAGCCTGATCGTCCGTCAGGCGGAAGTAATACCGGTTTGTCTTCTTTCGCCGGTCGGCGCGGTTCTTCGGCGCGTCCAGCGCCTTGATGGAGGCCGCAGCCTCCGGCACAAGCTGAACGCCGTATTTCTCCGGCGCTTCGCACTGCGAAAGCAAACATTTATTAAACTTCGGGTAGTCGGCCCGAACCGCCTCGACACAGGCTTTCGCGCCGTGCCGGACGCGGGAATCCGTTAAACTTGACATAGGTTCCTTTCTGGCTTATAATAAAAGCCGACATAATGTCCTTTCATTTCGGCCTCTGTCGCGCGGCAACGCGGCAGGGGTCATTTCTTTTTGCCCGTGCGCTCCCGGATAAGCCTGCAGGTCGCGTCCCACTGCGCAAACATGATCTCGGCGTAAATGCCGCAGGTGTAGCAGTCGTCTTCCGGGCGGCATCCGCGCTTCTGGCCCAGCATTTCGCAGACCTCGCAAGGCGTCATCAACAGCGCCTTTTCCTTGATGTCCATCACAGCAGCCCGAACAGCGTTGTCCCCAGCGCGATCGCGCCGGTCACGACGGCCTCATTGACCATCTCCGCCCCGCAGGCCAGAACGGCCAGCGCAGCCGCCGCCCCGCCGATCCACAGGCACAGCCGCTTGATCACGCGCAGCATTGTCTTGCGGTACTGCCGCTCGTCCCACAGCCGTTCCTGACGCTCTTCGGTCGTCTCTGCGATTTCCAGTTCGTTTTTCACTCGTCCATCTCCTCCCCCAAATACCGTAAAAACGGTTTTCTCGGGATTTCCACATTGTGCTCCGTTGAGCATATAACCGGGAATCCAAGCGCACTTGGGTTCAGGCGTGCCATAACCCGGATCGAGTTTGCGCTCATTCTAAGCACCTGCGCCGCCTCGCTTGCGAGGATCGTGGGCTTTGACATTGCCCGGATATCGTCCAGCGTCATTTTTCCTCCTTTCTCGACCTTAAAAGCTCGTCCACTGTGCAGCCGTACAGATCTGCGATTTCGTGCAGTCGCGCTGTCTTCGGATACATCTGCCCGGTTTCCCACAAATAAACGGATGCGTCTGAAACTTTTAGCGCCTTGACTACCTGTTGAACGGTCAATCCAGCGGCAAGCCTCGCTTCCTTAAAACCCATGCCTTTACATACCTCCTGTCTGTGAATACTAAGTTTTGCTTGACAACTTAGTGAATTGTGTTATGATGAAAGTACCACCTATCATTATTTCACAATCCGATAAGTTGTCCGGGGCGGTGTTCTTTTCACGCCTCATAAGCCGAGGCATGAATCATGTGCAAGTCGTTCAGAGAAAGAATCAGGTTGTTCCTCAATCGGAATAAGCGTTACAAATCCATAGGAGAAAACGGTCTAAATGTGCTTGTCGAAACCGAAGGCTCGAAAGCACGCACGGAGAAAAGGCGGTTTCTTATCAACATGTTTTTCACCGTCGTATCTGCCGTCGCCGCAGTCGCTGCCGCGATATTTGCCGCCCTTACTTACATCAACTCGTAACGGAAGGCAATGACCGCACGCGCAATGGAACGTACCGAACTCGTCATATCCGCAGTCTGAACCAACAATCTGAAATCCCCATATATACTTGTCTTTCTTCACGCCATCACCTCACTTGTAAGTTCCGCCCTAACAAAAACTATTATAACTAAGTTTACTAAGAATGTCAACAAAAACTTAGTTATAATAGTCCTGCATTTTGAACAATTATTTATTGACTAATATGGACACAATAGACAAAATCAATTATTACTTGACCAAGAACAAAAGGACCGGCGCTGACTTGTGCGAATTTCTCGGTGTATCTAGTGGTGTTTATAGTCAGTGGAACACCAGGAGAACAAAGCCGAGAAAGAGCAAGCTCCCGGCTATCGCAGAATATCTCGGTGTATCAGTGGCCGACCTGCTGCCGGACGAGGACCCGTCTACGGGCATAAAAAAAGACCCCATCCCGAAGGATGAGGCCGAAGATAGCGAAACCGCAGAACTCCGTGACATTTGGGGTTCTGCGGATGAAAATGAGCGCCGTGATTTGCTCGAAATGGCGCGTATGCTAAAGAGCCGGAGAAAGCAGAATGGATGATGCAAGCAACCTTCCGTTTTCGGAAATCGAGTTAAGCAAAGATGAAAGAAAAATGCTTAAAGCGTTGGCAACCAGCAGAATATTTGCGACAGATGATATTCTTCAAGCTGCACAAAGGCTGAAACATTTTGGGTTTGCGGAGCTGCACCCGATCCCAAGCAATCCCGGCGTTCCAGTTCTATCGTTTGGCGCGTCTATTGCGATCAAAATAGAAGATCGCGGAAGAGACTACTTGTCGTATATCGATCAGCGTAAAAAGTCCACAAAGGCTAATCGACTCCACGACCTAGTGATTGCAATAATCTCATTCCTGCTCGGGCTGCTTACGTCTGAACATTTCTGGAATTTCCTGAACAAATGTCTGTCAGGATTCGAGGGCTAAAGTCGCTGCAAACTGCTTTAAGCTTTTTTTCGCAGACAAGCACGATGTCGCCGCCGGGGCTGGTCGCACCGATCGCGTGTTCGCACATCCGGCACGCTTCTCCGCACTCATCTTTTGTAGAAATTTCAGTTCTGATTCTGCTCAGCTGCAACATAATGTTATCGTACTTTTCTCTGCTCAGAAACATTGTTTCGCTCCTTCCACATTTTAACAAGCTGCCGCTTCTCGTCGACTGTAAGATCTAATAAATACCGAAAATCTCTATCTGTTAGCGTTATTTCTTCACTCTTATTGTAGCACATTTCCTGCAAATCATCTACCATTTTAGACTCCTATCTCCAAGCTTCCAAATTTCAACGTCTATTTTTGTGCAGGTTCGGCATTGCGGCTGTTTCGTTTCGGTGATACCATACAAGTATTACCAAAATATATGGAGGGCGATGTTGTATGCAGAAGCAGATCTATCACGTAACCTGCCCGCGGTGCGGGGAAGAGTTTGACGAAAGAGAGAAGTTCTGCCCGTACTGTCAGACTCTGAACAGAAAAATCGTATGCAAGAAGTGCGGTGCGCAGATCAACGCGAAGGTAAAGCGTTGCCCGGCTTGCGGAGCGAAAAACAAAAAGAAGTTGTCCCCGCTCGGAAAAGTGCTTGTCGCGATTCTGTGCGCTCTGTGTGTTGTCAGCTTATCAAGCATGATTTCGGTATCTCCCTCTTCGTCGCAAAACTATGACCCAAAAAACGAACTCGAAAAGCAAACGGAGAACACAGGCACCGAGTATGTACTTGCAAGCGAAGAAGACAAGCCGAAAGAGCTTTCTCGCGAAGAATACATCGCGCAATGTGAGGATCTTTCTTATTCCGCGATTTCAAGAGATCCGGACGATTACAAGGGGAGAAAAGTTGTAATAAGCGGAACAGTCATTGAAGTTCAAGAGGGCTTCCTAAACTCTGTCACGCTTCGTGTGCAAACGCCTTTTGGGATCTGGTATGTAACATACTCAAGACCGGAAGGAGAAAGCCGCATCTTGGAGAACGATCAGATCACGTGCTACGGTGAATGCAAGGGCGTGCAAACTTATATTGCTGTGCTTGGCAACCAGGTCACAATACCGTCTATGCGCATGGAGTACTATGACTAGTGCAGGATCCTCGGCTCCCGCCGCTCGTCCTGCTCCCGGCCTACATCCGCGACGCAGGCAAACAGGAGCGGAATTCCCTTGATGTAGTCCACGCTGACGCTGTGCACATCTGTCAGCTTCGCACCGTCTACTGTTACGTCCACCTTCCCGTTGTTTACCCGGATGTTGATGCACTCCATATTTTTTCCTCCTGTCATTTCTTATAGAACGATTGTTCTAAAAATCAACATGGTATTATGAAAAAACAGACCGCGTTATTTTTGGGAATCAGAAATCCGATGGTGTACAGTTTATGGGACTGATGATTTGATATAATATTCGGTTTGACCGGCCCCATCGTATCTGGAACATACGGTGGGGCCATTTTAGCAGATGCCGGATTCAGGAACTATCTGCTACGTTTTCATTGTACCAGATAATGTTTGTAAAAAAAGCCCGAGTTTTGCGTTTTCTTCTCATAGTTTGCGTTTTCACACGGAAAATGTAAGAAATAACAATACAATCTGCAATTGGAGGCGCACCAATGTCCGCAATACAGGAACTCGCGCCGTTTATCGGCGCGTATCATGGGAAAATCAGAAATGCGAAAGATCACAGCGGAATGACGCTGGAGGAGCTGTCGGAAAAGTCCGGAGTTTCCTTCTCCACCGTAAGCCGATTATATGCTGGAACACAAGCGGATCCACGGCTTTATAACTCGGCCGCAATATGTAAAACGCTTGGTCTGTCGCTCGACGAGCTGTTCGGCCTTGAAAATCCCGTCGGAAGCCCGGAAGAGCTGACCAAGCAGATCCATCATGTCGAGCTTGAAAACGCCAAGCTGGAGGCAGCAACAGCCCTACAGAGCGCGCAGATAAGGTCTACACATACAATGTGTTACGTTCTCGCCCTATTTTGTTTGCTGCTCTCCTTTTCCCTGGTTGCTTGCCTTGTGACGGATGCGCAGATTCGGAACGCAGGCCTCATTCGCGATGGAGATTTGACCGTAACCGCATGGGCGTGTATCGCCCTGATCGTAGGTTCAGTTCTGGCTTCGGCAATTACTTTCTATGCAATCCGAAAAGAACGTGGAGGGAAACATGGAGTGCATCAAGTGTAAAAAAGAAATTCCAGACGGCGCGCCCTACTGTTGCTGGTGCGGGAAAAAACAGCAAACAAAAAAGGCCACAAAACGCGGGAACGGCACTGGCTCGGTATACCGGCGCAACGATAAATGGGTAGCGGAAATAACAAAGGGATACCGAGACGAAAACGGATCTGTAAAGCGCGTTGTCGCTCGGAAATGCGGATTCCGCACAAAAAAAGAAGCGCTTGACTACCTGCCGATGTTGGCCGGGCAGAAGAAGCGTGAAAAAGCAATTACATGGCGCGAACTCTACGAAATGTGGCTCCCCACTCACAGAGCCGGGAAATCCACAATTGATTGCTACAAATCAGCCGAAAAATACTTTTATCAAGTTGAGTTTTGGAAACTGGAAGATATAGAAATAGATGATTTGCAGGAATGCATGGACGAATGCCCGAGAGGAAGAAGAACAAAAGAAAACATGAAAGCGTTAGCAGGGCTTATGTACAAGTACGCAGTTCCGCGCGGCTACGCAGAACTGAATTTAGGGCAATATCTGATTGTCAGCGGAGAGTTCGGAGCGGCGAGGGAAAGCTTTACGAAAGAACAGATTGAAAGAATACGAGACGCTGTCAGCGTAATTCCGTTCGCGGATTATATTTATGCAATGTGCTATCTCGGCTTCAGACCGTCAGAACTGCTGGCACTGAGCGTTGACAGCTACGATGCGAATAAAAAAACGCTGACCGGTGGTGCGAAAACGGAGGCTGGAAAAAATCGTGTCGTTCCCATCAGCCCGAAGATCCAGCCCATTATTGATCGTCTTTACGGCGGAAAAGCGTCCGGCGCGTTGTTCTGCGATGAAAAAGGTAACCAATTTTCCTATGATAGATTCCGGGACGCTGTTTTTTACCCCACACTAGAAGCCGTCGGCATTGAAAACCCAATGGTAAACGGAATCCACAAATATTCGCCGCATACATGCAGGCACACATTCGCGACATTGATGAAAAAAGTTGTTGCGCCCGACAAGGATAAAATGAAATTGATCGGCCACGCAAGCCCTGAGATGCTCCGGTACTACCAAGACGTGAATCTGGAAGACTTGAAGAAAATCATAAACGCGATCTAGGATAAAAAGTGGAGTGTAACCGGGAGTGTAACCCAACGTGATTTCTCGAAATCTGGCGTGATTTTTCCTTTACGGAGAAGAAAAGAAAAAGCCCTGAAACCTTTGCAGTTTCAGGGCTTTTCCCGTTTTACATTGGTCCGAGTGACTGGATTCGAACCAGCGGCCTCTTGAACCCCATTCAATAAAAAACGCAGTAATTTCAACGGTTTTTCTTGCTCTTGAGTGTAATAAGAGTGTAACCGGTTTTATCTTGCATCGGATATCTTCCGCATAACGGAATCATACACGCTTCGCTTGACAAGTAATACCGTATCCATCAGCTCGTCCACGATCGGCCAGACTTTGGACGGGTCTTTTTCTGCGATGGCGCGCAGGAAGTCACTGTCTCCGTAGCTGCCTACCATATGCGTGGCCGCTGCCTGCGGAACTGCCGCCTGCACTGCAGGTGCATTGGCTCCGGAATAAGCGTGCACGCGCGAACTCCGGCTCCCCTGTTCGTCCTCCCGCATCCTGTCGCGTATCACATAAAGATCTGCCAGTTTGGCATAATTGGGATAGCTGGATTCCTCATATTCCAGCCGCGCTATCTCCTTGCGGATCTCGGCTTTATCCAGCATATCATATCCCCCTTATGCCCGGTCGATCTGCTCCATGCAGCGGCGGATCGCTTCGCGGGTCTTATCGTCGTCCGCGTCGCGCATCATATCTTCAAGTTGCGCGCGCATATGCTCGCGGGCGTCCGTGCGGCTGTAGCGGCCCATTGCGTCGCGGCGGCGCCCACGGTATGAACTTCCGCGTCCATATGTGCCGCGCATGTCGGCTTCCCAATCGCCGTCTCGGGAATAACCGCCGTCCTCAAGCATTTCGATCTTATAGGTGTTTTTGATGGAGCTTGTCAGCTTCTGGATTGCATCCAAGTCACCGGCGGACATTTCGCGTTTGTCGGCGATTTCGTCAAGCTCTTTGCAGAGCATTTCACGCAGGTTTCTCAAATCGTACATATTGCATCCTCCTTTCACGATACGCGCTCGACGATCATATTGCTATTTGCGAAACTGACCGCCTGCGCGCTGGTGTTCTTCGCCGCTACAGTCAGGCAGCAGCCGCGCGGGACTTCCACGAATGTGGAAACGAAGATGTTGAAATAGTTCTCAACAGCCGCAGGGGTTACGGTCGCTGTGGCGCTGCTCAGCTGTTCGCCGTTGATTGCAAGCGCAGCGGTAATGGCACCTACTGTCCCGCCTGTAGGGACGGCGATATTCGCGCCAAAGGATACGCGGAACTTCGCCTTGCATTGCTGCGTGAGCCCGCGCAGCGTAACGAGCCCGCTTCCTTCGCGATGTACGATGCACGGCTTTCCGCAAGCCGCCGCGGAGATCAGAGGGACGTTCTGCCCAGCGGCAACAGTTTGAATCCCAGATGATGTAAATTCAGCCATAAAATCATTCCTTTCATAAAAATATAGCGGCGGGACGATTGCCCCGCCGCGTTGCTTTCGAGTATCGGCAATGGGGCCGACCATTTTCGTGAGGCCACGAAAAAGCTCTATGATGTGGAGTTGTTACGCGCAGTTGCCGCAGCCGTAGTTGTAACCGCCGTTATAGCCGTTGCATCCTGCGTACTGGTACGGGGCCGGGACTGCGAAGGACGGAACCGGGCGCGGGTTATAATACGCCAGCTGCCCGCTCACGTAGTTACGCAGATCGAGCGTCTGTGCGTTCTGGCTTGCCGCAAGCTGCGCAGCAAAGAGCTGCTGGCCCTGCTCGGCGATCTTCGCGTCCTTCGCCGCAAGCTCCTGCGCCGTCAGACGCTGGTCGATGCTGCGGAAGCCGCAGTTCATGGCGTCGATGATGTCGCGGGTGGTGTTCTGCACGGTGTTGCGGGTGTCGCATGCCTGCGTCGCCATGTCGTAGCGCACCTGGGCGATTGCAGCGCGGTTTTCGCAGCAGCACTCCTGCGCCTGCATCGCCATGTTGTTCAGCTGCTGCATAAGCGCGGCCTGCTGGTTGCAGCGGGAAAGCTCGGCCTGCGAGAAGCCGGAAGTCACAGCCTGTGTCACACCTGCAAAGCCGTTGAGCATGCCCGTATTCATGGCGTAGAAGCCATCACAGATACCGTTGTTTACGTTGTCAAGCTTGCGCTCGATGTTGGAGAAGTCAGAGGCCAGCACATAGCCGTCTACAACGCCGCCGGAATTCCTGCCGTTGTTGCCGAATCCGTTTCCGTTGCCGCCCCATCCGCAGAAAATGGCAAGGAACAGGATGATGATCCACCAGCCATTATCACCGCCAAAGCCGCCCCATCCGCCGCCTGTCATACCGGTAGGCGCAACGGGCATCGTCATAGTCGGAGAGCCGTCATTCAAACTCATATTTTTCATTCCTTTCGTAGATTCAAAATATTTATCTCAATCGTGGCCACGAATTGAAATCTGTTATCCGAGCAGCTGTCTGAACTGCCCAGCCACCTGCTGCAGCTGATTTAACTGCTGCTGTGATATCTTCCCGCTTTGCACCAGCTTTTCGACCTCTGCTTTTGGATCACCATGAAAGCTGTTCTGAAACTGCCGGAACTGCTGCACCATATTTTGAAATTGCCCCATCTGGCCTGGCATTTGCTCGCCGCCGAGCGCGTTAAACAGTGGGTTCATTGCCCGCCTCCTTCATCTTTCGCGGCCTGACGCTTGGGGCGGCCAGCTTCGCCACAAGCTCGTCGAACTCCTTGCGCGTCACGTATTCCTCCATCATGTCTTTTCGCGCCGCTGTGGGCGTTATAACGGCCTGTGCGCGCTCCACAAGATCATACGTTGTCATGCTTGGCTTGCCGCTTGCATCGGCCTTTTTCACATACACGACCGGCGCGTTCATATCCCAAAGCGTTACCGCGTTGTTGGGCGCGACGATAAAGTCGTTTGCAGCCTGCTCGTTCGGGATCCAGATAATCGACTGATTCTGCGGCTGCTGGGGCTGCGGCTGGTAGGCCGTCATCTGCGGCGCAGGCTGGTACTGCGGGCGCATCATTGGCTCCTGCATTGGCTGACTGATTGGCTGACCGATTGGCTGATTGTAAATCGGCTGCTGATACACATACGGCTGTTGTCCGAACATCATTTATCCTCCTTTGCCCAGTAGAACAGCGGGATCTCATTGCCGCTGTCCCATGTGTCGAAATAGCTTCCGTTCTCCGCACAGACCACATGACTGGACAGAGCAAGAACGTACACGCCGCGCGGATGGTCTGCGCAGAAATCCGCGACGGTATAGCAGTCCGGGCACGTGTTCGGGATTACGTTCCGGGTAAAGCCCTGCTGCCGGAGGTATGCGCTCCACACGCTGTTTGCGCTCGGCAGATCGCCCATGATGAGCCCCTGCAGGCACAGGCCGATATACACCTCGTCCCAGCTCTTCCCGGTCGCCTTTGCGATAGCCCGGACGGTGCAGTCCCCGACCTTCTGCCCGGCAGGGTTCGGATTAAAATAAGAAAAGCCCATACCGAACACTCCTTTGATGTGTCCAGTATGGGCTTTTTACTATTTTCCTGTGCCTCAGTTATGCATCAGTTTTGCTCAAATAAATATGCAGCAATCCAGCCGCGTATCAGTTCGTTTGGCGTCGTGCCGTTGGACTTGGCTGCGGCCTTAAATCTTTCCGCGATCTCCCGCTTGAGCTTGCAGGAGATCACGGACATGTTCTCAGCGTCCCACTTGTTGCGAGCGCGGCGCTGGGTGTCAGTCGGCATAGCATACCTCCCACGCGCAGACGTTCGCCGCATTCAACGCGGCAGAAATCAGCGCTTCGGCGTCCACGCCCAGAACGCCGGAGATGGACCGCAGAACGCCCAAGACATCCTCCGGGGTGTCAACGGACGCATCGTCCATTGTGCCGTCGGAAAAGCGCCAGCAGAAGCCGTCAGCCGTCACGGAAAAATACACGCGGCTGCCAAAATCGCCGCAGGACGTGTCGTCGGCCTCGACGGTGACAAGCTGGCCGTTAAGATCGACGACGATACCGCCGGAAAACTGCCAGTAACCTCCGCCATTATTTGCAGTGTCCGGGTTATAGTGGGGATTTGTCTGCGCTCCCCACGCGGAAACGATATTAAACATGTCTGCCATCCTCCGATTTTTTTGTCGTGTTTGTTTTGCTTTGTGTCTATGGCTGCATTATATACTGTAATACCGTATATGTCAAGGGGGTTTTTAAAAATTTTTATATAAAAAATAAGCGCCGAGAAACCGGCGCTTATCTCAGTTATACAGTTTGCTGGATGTCCGCTGCATCTCCCGCATGATCTCCGGCAGGCGTCGCTGTACCGTGGCGCGGCCTAGAAACAGCTCCGTCGCAACGTCCACTTGCGGGAGCTTGTCCACGAAGTAAAGCTGCGCGATTTGCGAATTCTCCCGTCCAAGATTGGCCTGATAGATCACGGTTTCCATGCCTTGCCGCGTCAGGCCGTCCAGCTCCGGAGGAAGTTTATACCGCGCTTGCGGAGACATAGCGCCGCCTCCTTACTTCATTGCTGCTGCCAGCTTCTTGAGAAGATCTGCGCCGTACTTGTACGCCGCCAGATAGTCGATCGTGCCGTCCGCAAGCCCGGCCTTGGCTTTGATCGTTGCCTTTGCGTCCTCGACGGCCCTGTCGACCGTTTCCGTATCGTACTCTACCCACGGGAGCTTTCCGTGCTTCTTCCACACACGGCTGTTGTAGCCGCCCTTGAGGCCGATGTTGCCGACGCATGTGATCTGCACGCCGTTGTCCCAGATGGGCGTACACTCGACCGCCAGACCGTCGCCGATGTACAGACCCCAATGCCCGGGCATCCAGAGACCTTCGCCCGGCATGAGCTTATCCCAGCCGGTGGACGATACGTCCTTGCACTTGGCGATCATGCCGTCGGCAGAGACGTCCGGGACGACGTTTCCGGCATAGCGCGCGCCGCCGTGGTAAGCATTCTTGTTGCCGTTCCAGCCCCAGAGAATGCCCTTTGTCAGGTTCACGCAGTCAAAGCCGAAGTAGCCCTTTCCGATGAGGCCGCGGTATCTGGCCTGCTTCGCTGCAGTGTACCAGTCCGGATACTGTTTTGCTTTCTCGGCGATGATGCCCTCACTCACCGGAGAGCCGAAGCAGCCCCACATGTACACGGTCTTGTAGTTCTTCGCGACGTCGATGTGCTTTTTGACGAGTTCAGACGCTTTCATGACACTCATTTCTGTGCATCCTCCTTCGTGCTGCCGCCCTCGATGGCGTCCTGCACCTTCTGGCTCTGCGTGCCGAAGTAGAAAGTGATGACCGTCAGGAAGATGGTCAGGAAGTCCTTGCCGGAGATATCGCCCCGCAGGGCGAGGACGGCGAAGATGATGGTCAGGCCAAGTGTAACGATGGATTTGACGCTCAGGAGATTCCCGAGCCGCTTGATGATGTTTTCCATATGTACCCCTTTCGTGGTTCCGGTTATTCGTCTTTGTCCTTTTTTGCGAAGACCCGCTTGAACGCGAGCAGAAGCAGCTCACCGCCGAATGCCGCGGCGGTGAACGTCAGCACGGCGGAAAGATCGATATCCAGTTGAAGCAGGACCGCAATTGTCTCGAGCAGCACCGCCCACACGAGCGTGAGGGTCAGCACGCGGATGCAGTAGAACACGATGGTCTTGGACATTTCGCCTTTTGTCCAGCGGAGTTTGAATCTCACAGCTTCACTTCCTTTCGCACTGCGCTTCCAGCTGATGCAGGAATTGCTTGACGTCCCCGTTTCCTCCCAGATCTACGTATTTTTTGCCCGCGATCAATCGCTCCGACATTGGCATTTCCTCTGACATGATCGTCAGGCGCAGGATAGACAGGTATTGCTCATCCTGGTGCTTCTGCATCTTATCGAGCTTTTTGTCGATCTCGGCCAGATGGTCGCCCTGGGAGTCTGCCTGTGTTTTCTTCTTCTGCGCTGCGCCGACGATGGCCTGAATGACCGTCGTCAGCGCGGACGAGCCGAGGACGGCGCAGATGATCGTGATGGTTCCAGCATCCATGTTTTTACCTCTTTTATGTATTTCCCGGCGGTCAGTCGTTGGCCATTTTGATGTAAGTAACCGTGTCGTCAGAATAGCTGACGTTTGGTAGCGTATCGCCGCCGAGCTGGTTATAAAGCTCCGGGTAGTCCGTCTTCGAGAAGGCCGAGCCGTCGCAGGCGTGCCACGGGGCGGCCAGCTCCCGCACGGTGACAAGTAGATCGCCGATCTTGTATTGCGGCGTGGAGAGCTTGTCCAGCGCGTCGTTGATGGTCGGGTCGGCCGGAGCGTCGCCCGCCGTCCAGAGGAGGGCGGCAGTTTCGTCGGTCAGCAGATTCGCCTTGACGAGCAGCGTTTCCTCGGCCAGCGGTTCGTCCTCCAGCCGGAGCCAGACCTGCCGCAGCAGATTCCCCGCCGCGTCATAGGCCCCGTAGCAGACCGCGCCGTTCGCCAGATCGTTCGTCCCTTTTCTGTCCCGCATGGCTCATTCCTCCACGGCCTTGATGTAGGCATGACTGCGGCTATCCGGAGTGATCGTTGGGATTTTCTTAGCATCATAAGTAAAATCTCTGTAGATGTTGACGCTAGAGGCTCCTTGCGATTTTAATGCACCAACGATTAAGCCAGAACCGTTACCTGCAAAAGTATTAACATCTGTCGGTGCATCAATGGATAAAAATCCTTGAGTCAGATCGTCTGTGTACAGTAATTTAGGAGCACTGTCAGCCTCCTGTACAACTGTTCGCGTAGATAGTACAGCAATTCCACCAATAATTTTTACCCAATCACGCTGGGGGCTCACGTTCGGCTCGGTAGTAAGGGACGCTGTCTTGAACGTTTTACCCCCATCAACTGAGTACACATAATTGCGTGGCGCTGTACCCTTTCCGAGAGCTAGAATTAAATTTCCTTCAACTGCAATACCGATGTAGTCGCCTTGCTCAGAGTATATCACCTGCCAGGAGTTATAGTCGTCTGGAGTACGCGTTCGAGCTAACTGATTGGCACTCGAATATTTGTGTGTGCCCTTTGCGCCGTAGAAGTAACCATCAGCCTCGTTATATGCAATATTTTCTACAGTGTTTGAATCAGAGCCCGAAGATGTTCCACCTCCGAAATCGCTTGTCTGCCATGCTGGAGGAAATAAGCTTAAAGACGAGGTCATACCGTACTGCTCTTTCTCTACCAGATAGTATTTCGTGCCATCTGTGATAATGTCCTCAGCACTATCGCCAGGTACAAATGAATCTATCTCCTGTTGTACCTCACCTCCGATGGTCCACGGTCCAGCAGGCTGGCTCGCATAGTAGATATAGCCTGTGTAGTGCGCACGAATACCGCTACTGTATGGAACATACTTAATAGCGATGCATACGTATTTATTCTCATAGTAGTGTACAGGCGTAAGTTGATGCACATTATTCGCAACAGATATCTTATGCCACGAATTCATGTCATCACTCGAGTACCACATTTTAGCAGTATAGAACTCCTCCTGACTTACGTACTGCACTCTTGTTCGAAACCAAGTACTATTTGCGTACGAAATAATATCTCCCGCAGCGTCAGGCTTGCTATTAGTGTCCACAACCTGTGTGTCCCAGTTGCCTTGACTTGCAGTCACACGCAAAATGCTGAACAGCTCAGGGTAATCAGCTTGCGAAATGTAGCGTCCATCACAGGGCAACCACGCGGAAGACGGTGCTTCACGGGACGTCAGCTCGATATCGCCGACGAGGTGCATGCCCTTCGATAGCTTTTCAAATGCCTGGTTGACAGTTGGGTCCTCCGGCTTGTTGCTGCCGGGCCAGAGCTTCGAAGCTGTGGCGTCCGAGAGAAGATTTGCCTTGCTGAGCGGCGTTCCCTCGACGGTCGGCGCGTCCTCGCGCCGGAGATATTCGTAATGGTCAAGCGTGCCGTCCGCGCGGTAGATGCCATAGCGGATGGCCCCGTTCGCCAGTACCTGTGTCGGTTGTCTGTCTGTCATAGTAATCCTCCCGCGGCGCACTCCGCCGCGCCGGTGTAGCGAAACGCATTTATCACATTGTCGACCAGCGTCTCGCAGATGGTCAGGATGCGTTCGATATCGTTTGCGCCCGCATACGTCAGCAACGCGATCTCCGGCACATCCGGGGCATTTGCGGGGTAGGTGAGCGCGGCGCGGACGTCGCCGATCTGGTCGTGGTATGCGCTGCCCTGTGCGGCTGTTATAACGTCCGTCATAGCCCAATCTGTCTTCGCCTGCCACGTGATATCCCTGCCGCAGACGCCGGTCAGGCGGTCGCGGAGGTAGTTCAGCGCCGTCCCGACGCGGTTGAGGTCAACGGCGTTGTATGCGCCCTTCATCCCCGCCAGCCACTCCGCCAGCTCCGCCGCCGTCATGCCCGCGTAGCCCTTCACGGCCAACTCGTGCACGCGTGCGACGTCCGCTGCCGTTCGGTCGGTGATGAGGGTGTCAATAATCGTACTCATAGAAGCTCCTTAACGCTCGTCGGCTTGTTATCAGAATGACCTTATAGATCATATCCACATGATTAGAAACACCACGCTGCCGCAACACCATTCGTTTCGGACGCGACGTACCATTCTGCCGTACCGTCGAATCTAGTTCCACAGAAGCAGGTAGAGCTTCTAGCCCTCGGCGAACGCAGCCACCACGTCGTGTCGTTCTTTACTCGATTGGCCGCCGTCTTGTAATACTCATACTGCGTGCCCTCGCCCGCGTTAGAATGCGTCCGCGTGCCCTGGACCTCGATCTCCGACAGCAGGAACATTGTATCCTTCGTTGTGTTGATAGTCGAGTCGTAGCCGTCGGCTGCAGTCTTCTTTACTACTTCCTTCATTGCAGCCACGACCTCTGCCGGCATTTTCGATTTGATCGTCTTGAAACCACCAGTCGTCCGCAGCAGACAGTCTGCCCAGCCCCCGGTGTTGCTGTCAGAGTTATTCATCTTGTACTCTGTCGCATAGCACGTGTGCATCTGGAACGTCAGCGGAGCCTTACCCGAGCCGTCGGCGTAGTCATCGTGGTTCTTGCCGATAATGTCGATTGCGTAGGTACTGTTGTTAATCGTCATGTTGCATCTGTCGCCGACGTTCCATGTGTTGGGAACTTGTTTCTCTTGACAGGCCTTAATAATTGCAGCCCAGCTGTTATTTCCGAACACGGGGTCGATCATGACCAAATCGACATTAGCTGTCCCAACCACAACATCTGCCGTCTTTGTTGTGCTTGCTGTCGTTGCTGTTACCGTCCATGTTCCAACCTCGTCGACTATCAACGTGCAGTTTCCACTCGCATCCGCCGTCCCAGAAACCGTCTTGCTCCCCTTCGTGGCCGTGACGGTCGCGCCCGCGCTGGTCGTGACGACGATCTGCAAGTCGGGCGCGCCCTCGATGGCCTGCACCGCGCTCACGAACCCATCCGGGAACGCAAGTTGTGCGGACGTGCCGCCCTTCGCGCGGATCGCGTCGGCAACCGATGTAAGATCAGCCGTGTTTGTCAAATATTCAGCCATCAGAAGCTACCTCCATTCGCGTTTGCAATCTCTACAGCCGCCCATGCACCGGACACAACCCGCAGAAATTTTCCATTATCAGCGGTGGTGACAGACGGCACTTCGCGAACCTTGACAGCTCCGGTTTTCCCGTTCACGCTCGTCACGGGCGCTTCCGTTAGATAGTCCGTGCCCGCCACGGCCACCGCCCACGCCGTCGGCTTCCCGCTGGCGTCCACCGCCTTGACCTTGATCAGGTCCCCGACGGAAGCGCCGGAGGCGAGGATCACATCTTGCTTTCCGTTCCACGCGTCTTTGTTGCTGCGCACGTCGGCGATAGCCTCGTCGATCCGCGCGCCGGTAAACTGGCTGTTGTAAGCCATACGATCACTCCTTCATACACAGAAAATCCTCGCCGTCCGCGGTCTTCAGCGCCTGCGACTCTCCCAGCGGGATAAAGCCGTAGTTGTCGTTCCAGCTGCCGTCCGCGCTTTGCGCGAACAACGAAATGCGGTATTCCCCATCACCGGAAAGCAGAAAATCGTCGTAAACCTCAAAGGTGCGCTGCGTTCCCGCCGGGGTCTGGGAGAAGGACGCGATCAAAGCACCCTTCCCGCGGCCCCAATCCTCGCCGGACTTCGTCGCGCGGCACTCGAAGGCCGTGTAGGCGATGTCCGACGAGAAGGAAACGGTGATCGAGTCGAACCCCGAGACCGCCGAGATCTTGTTGCCCGTGATGGAGAATGTCAGCTGCGGCGCGGCCATCAGGCGGCACTCCAGGTCCCGGCGGCGTTCTTGACGAAGACCTTGACGATCTTCGTGCCGTCGCCGGAAGACGCTGCCTCGAGGTCCGCGCCCTTGACCGTGACGTTGATGGCGGTGTTCTTCTTGTAGCCTCCCTCCGTGCCGCTGACGTTGGTGGAGCCGCCCGTCGTCGGGATCTGCGTGCCCGCCGTGTGCAGGCTGCTCGTCGCCGGGACGACGCGGACGGTGTATTCCTCAAAGTCCACGTCGCAGACGAAGGAGAACGCCGCTGCGTCGTAGCCAGTGACCTTGGAAATTCGGCTCTTGTCGGGGCCGGTGATGGTCACGGCGGGGATCGAGGTGTTGAGCGTGATCGTGTCGCTGACTGCGGCCGTTTCGTTGCCGACGTCGTCGCGCATCTTGACATAGATCGTCTTGAGGCCGTCTCCGTCGGGCAGCGTGATGGATTTTGTCTTGGCGAATGTCTCCCACGACGCTTCCGCCTCGGTCCCCGCCGTCTTCGTGCCCCAGATCTTCATCTGGTAGCCCGTCGTTGTCTCGTCGGAGACAGAGATCTTCGCCGTGACGGTCGCGCTGGTCGCGTACTGTGCACCGTCGTTCAGGATCAGCGATAGGCCGGCAGGTGCCAGCGTATCAAGTGTCAGATTAAAAAAACTTGCCATCTGGATTTATCCCCTTTCTTCGCTTGTGAGTTCAATGTACAAAAATCCGCCCGGTCTTTCGTAGATGGTTTTCGTGCCCAGGTGGGCGGATTTGATGCCCATGGAGCCGATGAACAGCTCCAGAATGCGTTTGAGTCCAACTGCCAGCATGTTATCCCTCCAACAGATACAGTGTCCGCGCGTCCTTTTTGTCCAGCGCGTCATATTCGGATTTTGTCATCACGAGGATCGCGTCGATCTGTGCCGACTGGATGCCCCCGCCACCAGAGCCGCCGCCAGCACGCACGGAAACGTTAAAGGAAACGTCGATCGGATCGCGGTTCTTGAGTCCAAATTCAATGCCGCCCATCACAACACCGCCTTTGAAAGCGCGTGCGCAACGTCGATCTGCTTGATCTCCGAGCCAATCACGTCACCGCTCTTGAATTTCACGCGCACCTGCATCTGGCAGAGCTTCGGGAGCCGAAAGGTCTCCTGCTGGGTGAGGGGAAACAGAAACTTTCCGTCCTCGTATCCGATCTCTCCCGGATAGCTCTTTTGCAGGTAAAGCAGAGAAATTTCCACCTTTTCAACGCTTGCAACGTCCAGCGGCTGCCCTTTATTCTTGATGGTAACACTAAGGTTATACGAATCTCCCTGTACCAAATGCCGCACCTCCGTTCTATGTGCCGATAATCTTGCATTCTGCCGCCGCGATTCCGCTGAGGAGAATACTCATGCTGGTGATCGTGCCGGTGATCGTGCTGCCCCACGGCGTCGTCGTTTTGACGTAATCGCCGGGGGTCTCGCCGTCCATGACGATCCGCACGCTGTGGGTCTGACGGCGCATGTAATAGTCGTAGACGTGCTGGGTGACCGCGGCGACGTTGCTGCTGTTGACCAGCGTGGCGTCCCTGACCTCAACGACGTTTGGCTTCGTCGTGGCCGTGACCTTCGGATTGGCCTTCGTCGTGACGGTGGTCGTGTGGTAATACGTCGTGCCGTCGACCTCCACGCTGTCGCCGCTGCCGGTCGTTTTGTACGCATGCGCCGTCACACGCACCTCCGTCACCGGGGAAGACGTTTCTACGCTGCCGCCGGTATAGAGCCGGTCAAGCGGGATCTCCGCCGCCTCGTCCGACGCGAGCTTTCGCACCTTGATCCCGCGCGTCCCGCTGGTGTCGATGGTGGCGCAGATGGCAAATGCGATCTGCTGCAGCGCCTCGCGCTTCGTGCAGTCCGGGATGTAGCCCGTGACCTTTGCGTCATCCAGCGAAGAGTCGTATTCCAGCGTAAAGTGCCCGGCGAGGATCGTCTGGATCAGCGTCTTCGCAGACGCGCCGGAATAGATCGCAGCCGCGAACGGCTCGCTGTCCATGACGCCGAGGGCGTCGATGCAGGAAATATCATAGACGCTCACGCTTTTCCGGGAGGACGATTCGATATAAAACACGCCGATCAGGTGGTCTGAGTCATACGCGCTGACGGGCTGCTTCTGCTGGAAGACGTAGTCGATATCGTCCGCGCTGTCCAGCGAGAAGTCGAGCGTGTTGATCTCCAGATCGTCAGAAATGATGTTCAGGCCCTCCGTGACCCGGACGGAGCGCAGCTCTCCCCGCTCGAATTCCCGGACGATGCCGAAGAAGATCTGCGAGATCTTCGCGTAGTGGTTCGGCAGGTGGGTCTTATTGATCTGCACAACAAGCTTGTTGTACAAGTCAACCTGTTGCTCGCAGAAATACTTGTACGAGTTCGGCGCGAAGGTCCTGGTCGCAAGCTGTTCTTCGCCGTTGTACCACGTCAGGACGATCTCACTGCAATAGTCGCCCTCCGAGCCGTCGAAGTAGAAGAAAATGCCCGGGGACGAGAACTGGCCGTTTAGGGAAATCGTGATCGTCGGCGCTGCATCGAAGGTACAGTCGTCTTTGCTCTGCTCCGCAGACCAGAACGCGGCCCGTTTGCTCCCGAGCAGGCCGCGCGTCCCGTCTAGGACCCACTGGTTCTGCTCGCAGGACGCCAGCAGCCCGGCGTCCGTGCCGTAGGGGAGCAGGGCAGGGTTCGCAAAGTCTTTCTTCGCCGTCGTCGTTACCGTCGACGCATCTGCTGCGCCGACCGCGACGTCTTCATATACCACTCTTACGCTCATGCCGGGGTCCTCTTCGGTTTCATGGCAACGAAATTGACGGTCAGGTTCTGCCAGCTGTTTTTCCCGGCATAGCTGGACGCCAGCTCGTCGTCGCCATTTGCAACATACGCGTCGAACGTCATGGTCATCTGCGCATAGGGGACTGTCAGTACGTGGCTGTCTGCCGGTGCGGAGATCGTTTCATAAAACTCGTCGTATTCCTCGGGGTTCGATGTCACTGAATCAATTTCCAGGCTGTAATTGTAATAGGTGCCGATGATGTCGCGCGTCATTGCGCCGGTCATCACGCGCCCGGCATTGTCGCCGTCGAGCACGGAAAACGAACGTTTCAGACTCACGACGTGCAGATTTGGATACGCTTTCCCATCAAGGCTCAATACGCTTGTCATGTTCTCACCCCCGCCAGACGAACGCCAACGCGCTGCGTCTCGTCGTTGTTCGCCTGATATACCGCGCGGGCAAACTCGCGCTTATCGACCTGCATCACGACTGTAATGCTCCGGCCTCCCATGCCGCCCGTCTCGTTCATGGCCTGCTTGAAAGCCTGCACCATTGTGGCAAGCGGCGTTTCGATATTCGTTCCGCTTTTCTGGTCTCCCAGCACAGCCATAAACTCCCGGTTCGGCGGGATGACCGCGCCAGAGGCTAGGCGGGGCAGCGATACACGGGAAACAGGCGTGATATTGATGCCAAATGATTTTCCGCCAACAAGCGGAACCCAATCTGGAACTTCAAAGTGGATTTTGTTCAAAGCGGAAATCAAAAGGTTAATTCCGTCAATGATGAAGTTAATCGCGCCTTCGACCGTACCGACAATGAGATTCCAAACGCCTTTCAGAATATCTAGGACGCCGTTCCATGCTTTCTTCCAGTCTCCGGTGAATACGCCGGTCAGGAAAGTAATAAGGCCACTGAGGATCTTTTTCCATGCGTTGTACTGGTCGGAGAACAGCTTTCCGATTGTTTCAAAAATCGCAGCAAGTGCCGGGTTCTTGCCCTGCAGCCATGTAATAAATGCGCTCCAAGCGTCTTTGATGGAGTTTACAATCGCGTTCCACGTCTGCTTAAGCCCTTCCCAAATTTGTTTCGCGCCTTCTGCGGCAAGCTTTAAGTCTCCCGTAAACACACCCTTGAAGAATTTCCCGAATCCGTCTATGATATTTTTCAGGCCTTCGATTAGTTCTTCGCCATGTCCGGTAAAGGAAACAAGTGCAACCAGAGCGGCGACAAATCCCGCAATCAGGAGTGGAATCCAGCTACCCGTCAGAAGCGAAATGCCGATACCGGCGGCAAGTATCCCCGCGATGATCGTAAGCGTATTTACTAAATTGAAGCCATTTTCAATGACATCCTTGATTCCGACAACAAGCATCACAAGGCCGCCCACAACAAGCGCAATGCCTGCTGCTATCGGGCCAAATGCGATTGCAAGTCCGGCAGCAAGCGCGGCAAGCCCCGCAAGCATTCCGAGGAAATTTTGTAAATCGATTCCGTTCTTCCACGCGTCTAGCCAGAAATACACAAGTGCAAACGCACCAGCTGCTGCAAGAGCGATCCCGGCAATCTTGCTCAAATCGTTTGTAAACATGCTTGCAATTTTCCAAGCGAGCAGCCCGGCTGCAATCGCACCTACTAGGCCGAGAATATCGTGGAGTTTATCCTCCGCCATGTCGAGGTTTGAGAAATCCGGCGCGATATCCGTAGACGCCGCCCCGCCTGCGCCGCCACCGCCTCCAGATGCCTGATTGCTGGTAATCTGGTTGATCTCGTCGAAGCTCGCCATGCTCTTGCTGGCGTCTTCAGCTGCGGAGCCTACCCCCTCGATTGCTTCTTTTTCCGCATTCAGCCCTTTTGCCGCTGCAACCTGCGCGCCCCAGCTTTTGCCGGACAGCATGCCGAAAAACTTTGCGATAGCTGTAACAACCTGTGTCAGAATGTCCACAAGCTTCACAAAAACGGGGATCACGACTTGAAGAATCGGCTGGGCCAGCGTCAAAAACGCCGCCTTAAGCCGCGCAACCGCTGCACGCGCCTCCTCGTTCTGCATGATTGTTTTCCCAAGCCATGTCTGCAGGCTTTGCAGCGCTCTAGTAATCAGAGAGAACACCAGGACACGCTTAAAAAGCCCGGAAACACGCTTGCTGAACGTGTTCATGCTGTCGGAAACATTTTTTGCGGCAAGCTCCATCCGTTCGGACGCGCCGCTTGCGTTTGTAATCTCTCGCGTAAGATCTCCTGCGCGTGTCTTCGCCGCGTCCAGCGCGGAGGTCTGCTCCATTACCTTGTCCGTAATTTTTGCGTACTTGCCGTCCAAGCTCTCAACGATCTTGTCTTGCTCTTTCAGACGCGCTTCCTGTTCCTTAATCTGTGCAGCAACTTCGGATTGCCGACTGTATGCAGAAATATACGCATCAGGCGATGCAGACACCTCGCCGGATGTGACCTGCCGCAGCCGCTCAGATTCTGCACGCAACGATTTCAACGCAGTTTCTGCCTGTTTTGCGGATTCCTTTGCCGCGTCAAGCTGTGCCTTGATCCCGCTTTGCTCGCCGCTGCTCTTTTTCAGGTCAGTTTCCAGCTTGTCAATTCTCGCTGTAAGTTTATCAAGCTCCCGCTGTGCTTTTTTCGCATCAACTTCCGCCTGCACAACGATTTTCCCATCTGCCATTTTCTCACCACCTTATTTTGAGACACCCCACGCTGCCAGAATATCCTTTTCTGCGTCTGTGTAATTCGTTTTCAAATCAATAATTTCACGGTTTCGCCTGTAAAACTCTCGTTCCTGCTTGTCAAGAGGCTTCCCGTGAGATTTCTTGTCCCGGATACTTACCACATGGGCAAACAGGCAGTCTCCAATTTCCTGATAATAGGATAAAAACGTATACCAGTGCAGATATTCCAATGCGCGGATTTCACATCCTGCAATTCTGTTGATGGGCGCGACAATCATCGCAAAGTCCTGCTCCCACGACATCAACGTCGGCTGCTTTTTTTGCTCCTTTTTGTCTTGCTCGTAGTCAATAAACCTGAAACATTTCCGCAGTGCTTCCTCATAATCTGAAAGCGGAATATCGTCAAAGTCAGGGTAGAATATCTCAAGGGCAGCAATGGTGCGCTCCTCTTCCGTCAAATCTTTATCAGAAAGAGCGGCGAGGATATCCAGCACCGCTCTATAATCTGATTCAATCTGATATGTTTTGCCGTTTACCTCAGCTGACGTCGGGAGCGCGTAGATCAGCGCTTTCTTTTCGCCCATCTGTCCGTGTACTGTTTTACTCTTGGGCTTAGTCTGGTTTTTTCGAGATCGAAACCAGCGTCCATCTCGTCGATGACAGCAAGCATAAGATTCGCCCATACCGGCAGACCATTTGCAAGCGCCATTACGTTTGTCCTGAACACTTCAGTACAAATCGGCTTTCCAAAAATTCCATCGATTTTTTCGCGAATCTCCTTGTCGAACTGATCTGCCAAATCGAGAATTTTTTTCGGGTCCGTCTCGTTTTCGGCGCGTTTTGCGTATTCATGCTGTCTGGATTCCAACTCTTCGAACAGCGAAAACAGCTTTTTCGCAAATTCACTGTCCGTAGGGTTGAACTCTACACTTACGCCGCCGTTAATTTGGAAGGACTGTACACCAGTATCAAATCTGATATCTGCCATTTAGTGTCCCTCCTTACGCCGCAGAATCAGCCGTGAATGTAACTGCACCGTTGCTGCCGACCGCAGCCGTTCCGGTCGTGCGCGTGCCGCCCAGCGTCACGTCGAACGGCATACCGACGAAACCGCCGCCCTCGCCGCCGAGGCTCGCGGGCTTGACCATTGTGCCGTCGTAACGCTCCGCAAAGACTGCCGTCTTGGCCGTGCCTGCGTAAAAATGAACGATGAGAACGTCCTGATTCGCCAGCGCCGCTGCATCCTGGTCTTTGACAGCCAGGTTCCACAGCTTGACAAGCGCCGCGTCGCCTGCGTCCAGCTCGCACGGGTCAAAGCTCTGCGTGATGATGGGCTTCTTCATGGTGGTTCTTGTAGTGCCGAGGATATCCTTACTGGAATCCTCCTGCCAATCGTACTCCATGCTGGAATCCGTGACGCGCTTGCCGAACGGAGACCAGACAGGCGTAGACGACTCGCCGGTATTCAGGTATGCGATCAGCAATTCGCGGTCAATGGTCTGGCCAGCAGTGGTATTAAAGGTCATGTCTGCCATAATTAAATCACCTCATATGTCAGTTTCATAAGTATCTGATGGTCTTCTGTTCCGTCATCGTACCGGGCGAACAGAGCCGCACGGCTGGACGCTTCCACGCTCCGGACGCGCATGCCATCGCCCAAAGACGGATAATTTTGCATAGCCCAGTCTCCGAAGCGGTTCAGCATGGCGTCGCATTTTAGGCGCTTATCGTTGCTGCTGCCGGGGATGATACGGGCGATGATCTTAAATTGGTATTCTGCTTCATGCCCGCCAAGCAGGTATTTCCGTGTGATGTACGCGCCCTGAATAGCAGAAAGCGCCATGCTCGCGGAATCTGCGGCGAGAAATTCATAGTTGATCGTCGCGGCTGGCATATCGTCGTCAGAAAAGGAGTTCGCCCAGACCATCATCTTTCGGGCGATATCCTGTTCTTCTTCCGCTGACACCAACTTTTTCTGTTTTTCAGAGTCCATGTTTCACCGCCTTGTCCGCAACGCGGATCCATTTATCAAGGTTCTCAGCCTTTGAAGCCTCGAACCAGTGCGATTGTGCCTGCGCGTGTCCGGATGTCGTGAACACAAGGTTTTTGTCTGTCAGAACCTTCGTCCCACCCTTCGGTGCGTATGTGCTGCCCGTCTCCGGGTCAACCATAACTTTCCCGTAATACAAAAACCGTGCATACGGTCCCGGATAGATGATCGCATTACCGTCCACCATTGTTCTCTGGTCGAGAGAGCCCGTCAGGAACGGCACATATGGGCTTGTGTCCTTCCGCACCTGCGTTGCAACAATATGCTCTGCTTTGGTGCAGGCCTGCGCGAGCTTTTCCTGCAGCGCGTCAAATCCGTCTGCCTTTACGCTGAATTTCAGCATTACGAGCCTCCGACCTGCCAGTGCTGCATAGAGGGACTGCCGAAGTCCTTCATGTCCACCTTTGTCACTTTGTACACATCATCGTACAGCATCTCGATCTGTTCTTCCGTCTTGTCCGGCTCGACTACTTCGCCCTTCACAAAGAATGTTGTGCCGCCGTTACCGTCCGTAGATAGCGTCCAGATTTTGCTTTTATCAGTTGCACGCCAGAACTCCTGCGGGCCGACGTAGCGCTTTTCTGCGCCCGTCACGCCGTCTACAGCAGCCGCAGAGAACGGAATGTACAGATTCACCGCATCTGCTCCTTCAAGCCCGCTCGCGCGGACGTTAGCCGCTTTTGACGCTTGGAGCATTACCCCGCGAATTACAGTGATATGGATTTTTTGCGTATCTTTGAACGTTTCCGGATCCTGCTCCTGCGTGACGTTGTAGATGGTTACAGTGTGTGGGGCGTACATGAAAAACACCTGCCTCTGTAGAGAAGCCCGGTATGGGCTAGATATTCACGCGCTACGCTTGCAAGTGCGTTCTTCGCCTCCGAAGCCGCTTTCAATGCAGCTACGGAAGAATCGCCGCCGCTGCGAAACGTCCGGGAATAGCCGCCTACAGTCTCGCTCTGCAATTCTCCTTCGTCAGATGCAATCCCGGCGGACACATTCTTTCTGGCAAGCTCCTGTGCCGTGTCGATCAGCATATATTGGTCGACTAATGCACAGCAGCACATTTTTACAGCATCCAGCTCCGCAAAATTCTTTACTCGGTTTTGCGTGTAGTAGTCGAGGAAGGAACTGGCGCGTGTCGCCAATCTGCAAAAACTATCCGCGTCTACAGTTCCCATGTAAGTGCCGCAGTAGTATTCATAATCAGCGTAGATCATCACTCCACCCCTTCCAGAACAGCCAGAATTTCAGCCTTTTTCATGGAACTGTTGACCCCTTCCACCCCGTTTTCCTCAGCATAATCAAGAAGCTGCGCTTTCGTCATGCCGGAAAACGTGGGCGGTTCAGAGGCAGGCGCTCTCAACAGTTCATTTAACCCCCCGACGAGATCGTGCCGACTATGATGCCGTCCATACGCTCTGCAAACAGCGCCATACCGTTGATAACGGTATCGGAGGCGGTCATGTTGGTGTAGTCCGGCTCCTCATGGATGCCGATATAGCCGGTTGCGTCGGTGGTGAAGTCAAACACTTCGCCAAGATCTGCGCCGTTCACGGGGATATAATACAGAACAATGTTGTCCTTCGCCGTAGCGTAGATCTTACCCTTCGGAACACTGGAATTGAAGATTACAGTGCCAAGACCGAGGAAATTCTCCACGTAGGTCATTCCGAAAGCGGTCTGCAAGGTAATGTTCGCCGTTGCGAGGTAGTCTGCCACATCCAGAGGGTTCAGGAAATAAACCGCACCGATCTCGTCGTCCTCGAACAGAACCTGCAACTGCCCCCACGCCTGCGCAAGGGTAGCCTGGAAGGTCGCGCCCGTTGCCGCTCCTGTGCCGGTGGCGAGGAACGTAAAAAAGTCCTTCCGGATGCCCTTCTGCACGTCCTTGAGCATTTCGTCTGTGGTCATTTCCACCGCCTGATCGTAGCCACGGTCAGTGATAGCCTCCGCAGACGTTGCCTTTCTCCACTTCTTGAGCGTGATCTCCTGATAGTTCACGGGCTCCGTTTTGTACTTGCTCAGGGGAATGGTTTCACCTTCCGCCACAGCACCATCTTCCAGCGTGCCGGTAGCCTTGTAGCTCTTGAGCACGGTGCCAGCCTGCTTTGCGATTTTGCGGGTAACGCCAAGAGCCTCCATCAGCTTCTTGATGGAATAGCCGAACATTTCGGTAAATTCGATCTCGCGAACTCGCGCAAGATCAGCTTTTTTAATCAGCTTAGGATCAACAGCCATTTTTATTCTTCCTTTCTAAACAAATCCATATTTGCGGCGATTGCAGCGCGCCGCTCCGCTCTGTCAGTGATTTGCATGATCTCGTCTTTCGTCATCGCCTTGCCGCCGTCGCTGAGCCGTGCGCCCATGTCCACACGGACAGAAGGTTTGGAGACAAGCCCCTTGTAAGTTCCTTCGATAAGTGCATCAAGGCTCTTTGTGTCCTTGATTTTCTCACCGTCCATCTCCAATGCGGTCATTTCCTCACCGCAGCCGCGCATGGCAAGATCGAGATTTGCGCCTGTGATATTTTTGCTCTCAAAGTAAGCCCGAACAGCCTTTTCCTTTGCCGCCTTGCTTTCCTTTGCTGTAATGCCGGATTTATAAGCCTCGAAGTCCGAGTGTTCCTTTTCGTACTTCTCCTTATATCCGCCATCGCCCGCCGCCTTGAGGTCGTCCAACTGCTTTTGAACGTCGGGCAGTTTCTCCGCATCAGACTTGTACTTGCTGACATCAGCCTTCAAGCCGTCTACGGTATCGGTATGTGCTTCAATGATGGTGTCCACCTGTTCGTCGGTGAGTCCCATGCCTTTCAGTAATTTTCTGGTCAATGCCATTTCTATCTTCCTTTCCTTTGTCCGCAGTTCATCGCGGCGATAGATTGTATAAAAACCGCAGTGCTTCGCGGGTTTTACCTGTAAATTATTTGTAGAAAACTTTTGTCCTTTCTGGTTGCTCCGGCAATCCTGCCGCCTTGCTGAACCTGCTATATTCTGCGTTTAGCCGCCGAAGCTTTATGTTCGCGGCGGTCACGTCCTCGGAAAGCCCAGCTTCTTTGTATGCGTTTCTAAGCTTCTTCTGCGCGCGGATTTGCCGCTCTATGCGGCGTTGCATCTGCGTCGCTTCATAGGCTGTGTAAGTCTTTCCGTCAAACGTGCAGCCAAGACCATCGTCGATATGCTCAAGCTGTTCATCGGTGTAAGTCCGCTCCGAAACTCCCGGAACATATGGGTATTTGTGATGCCGACAGTTTGCTCCTGTCAGACCGTCAACATATCCGTAACCGGTCGTTTCCACAAGGTCATCGTAAAGCCCCAGCGGGTCAGGTTCGCCGCTTTCGCTCTGGTAATAGACTTTCCCTTGCCAGTCTTTGTGGCTTGACCACGGCGACGTACCCGGCTTGTCACGCGCCCCAGAGTGCGCAGACACTTCAAAGTATCTCGTCTCAAGGTACTCTGCGCTTTGGTTCGTGTACTGGTCGCAGATCTGATTCACGCCGGTCATGACAGCTCTCCGAACAGCAACGTCGATGTGGTCGACGTGTCCGCTTTCGTAGTTCACGACTTTCAGACCACCCGCAAGCTGCTGCACCGACGATTTGATAGCCTGATTGTAGCTGATAGCGCCGCTCTGGATTTGCATCGTGGCATTATCCAAAGCCCACTGGTACGCTTTGGCAGGTGGGAGCATCGTCCGCCCAGCGTCCACCAGAAAGCCCATAGAGCGCGTAAGGTTGCGCATGGTCTGCTTCGTCTGCTCGTATATCGCCCATGTGTCCTCGACGCTCACCAGCGTTTCCGGCTGCGTAACATGGGCGAGATCGATAAGGTCGGTGTAATACCGCTGATTCCGCTCTACTACATCGTCCAGCAGCTCTTTCAGCTTCTTTTCGCTAATTCCCGTAGTCTTTCGGATCGCCTTTTCGATGTCCTCCAGGTCAATGCCGTGCGAACGAAGCGCTCTGATTGCCTGAACAGTCACTTCGTTCAACTGGTCTTTCAACGCAAGCCTACTGCATATTTCATCGAGGAGCGTATCTTCCAGTCCCCGGAATAGTTCGGCAAGCTCCTCTGGGAGGGCGTCGAGCAAAGCAGGCGTAAATGGGTAATGGCTCATGTTCCGTTTGATTCTTTATCGTGAGCATCGTCAGTCGTTGTTCCGAATACTCTCCATTCTGGCGCAGCGGCGTCACCGACGTTTACCCAGAATGTCGTTCCCACAGGAACTTTTTCGTCTCCCATTACTCTACCTCCTGTTGCTGTTCAGTTACCATGTCCTGCGCCTTCGGCAGCGCCGCCTTTGCGGTCGCCTCGTCCTCGTTCATCCACTTCATGCGGAACTCCCAGTCATTCATAATGCCTGCGCTGAGAAGCTGCATGTCGCGCAGGAAGTCCGTCTGCTTGTCCTCAATGATCGAATCGTCAAAGTCTACGGAAATCTGTACTTCCTCATTTAGGCCAGCTTCCATGTACCTGTTCCCCATGCGGAGCAGCGTCCTGCAAAGCTCTGTGATTGCCTGTTCAAGCAAAATCTCATGCTTCTTGATCGTTCGGAACATGGTGCTGTTCTCGCTGATAACCTGCGTCGCTGTAGCAATACTTCCCTGATCGAACTTGTAATGATTTTCACCGAAGCCGCACTTGCTGGACAAGATATTCAACATATCCTGCATGCCGGTGTTAAACTCCGCCGTCCGCAGCGACATATCGACCTGCTGCAAGATGTTGCCGTTGCCGCCTCTGTCCTCCGGAAGTACATAATAAACGGTCTCACGCTTATCAAACACTGGCCGGCCGTCAATGCTCTTGGTTGCCTCCGGCTGCACCACAATGCGCTTCTTGCCCAACACAAATTCGTTCACATAGCTATCATAGGTGATGTCAACGCTCTTGAGCTGGTCGATAGCATATGCAAACACAGCCACACCAAGCGGGTTATTTTCATCTGAGTTCGCGATATTCAGCCTGTCAATGACAAACTGGGGCTTGTCGCTCCCTGTGTGTACAACAGGCGGGATTGTTTCAAAGCCCTTTACACTGGTCAGAGGGACTTCTTCGGAATCATACAAATGGTTCTCGATGTCGTACTCGCCGCCGTTCAGCCTGTGAACTTGGATGTATGTGTACTCTGTATCGTCAACATTTTTTGTGGAGGCAAACGCACACTCCCTGATGATTCCATTGTCCCATGTCAGGGGATAAATGTTCGTCGCGCTGACATAGTTGATACGGATGCGCCCAGGATCAACAATTTCGGAAGTGTCCGGATTGACGGACATTCCCTCAATGACCGGAACATACGCGATCGTTCCAATCGCTGCTTTTCGCTCCTGCGATTCGTTCGCCTTGACCTTCCAATTGTTTTCCGAGAGAATCGTGTCTACGAACTCCTGCTCCTTCTTCCCCTCGAGCGTGATGTTTACCCGCTCGTTCATCAGCAGGTTTGCCCAGTCCTCGCAGACCTTTTTCGCCATGCTTACGGAATATCTGTGGCATTCCAATTCTTCAATGCCATTCCATACCGTGTAACTGTGGAAGTCCTCGACATTCCCTTTGTACCAGTCTCCCCACACGCCGATCAGCTTGTAGAAATCAATGCCAACTGTATCGAAGCCCAGCTCCTTTAATGCTCTGCGTATGTTCACTCTTTCACCGTCCTATCATATGCCCGGCGCGTTCCAGGTCTTTGTAATAAGGCTCTATACTGTACTCAAACGCATCGAGGCTATCAATATCGGATGTCCCATCGTCAAGACGCTCGTCTTCGAACTTATCCGGGTCATAAATTGCTGATTGGAACGCATCGATCAAATGCGGGCAGTTCCGCGAAACCTTGAGCCTGCCTTGCTTCATCAGAAGCACGACAAGCCTGATCCTGTCTGTGATCTGCATTTTCAGCGCGTTCTTGACCTGGGTACCCAGCCGGAGTTTTTGCGCCGTGTGATCTAGACCTCGTATAAGCACCGTTTCCGCGCTATCCGCTCGTGTCTGGCTGTAACCATACTTTGATGTTATCAGTTGACAGAACGTAGCAAAACGCCGGTTTAACGCATCTGGGTCAATTTCTTCGTTTTTGATGTATTCTTCTTCCAACGCCACAACCCGGAAATCTTTTGTAATCCCGGTAGCTTGAAATTTCGTTGCAGACTTCGTTCCACCGAAGTCAACGCCAATGGAAATAACAGAAAACTTTGTATCGTTTTCTTCCGCCCATTTTATAGGATCATCAATCAGATACTTTTCTGTGTCGTTGGCAAAGTCCTTGTAAACAATACCTTCCGCAGCTACCCAAATCCCACGGATGTAGCGATCATAATAAACGGTTCCTTCGTACTCGCGCTTCAGATTTTTTACAAACGCAGGCGGCAAAAACGGGTTATCGTCTATCGTGTATGTTTGGCTGAAAATGTCCGCGTCGCTGTCCAAGAATCTTTTCAGCCAGTGGTTCGGATACTGCGGATTGTATGTCCCATCGAAACAGGAATATTCTTTGTCAAGGCGGCTTTTCAGCAGCGCGAATACTTCTTCCGACCAATCGGCTACTTCGTCCCCATAGCAATATTTAATCGACGCACCGCGAATCTTGGAAACTTGGGAAACCTTCTCGGCCCCGAGGCAGTAACATTTCTCTCCGAATATCCATGCCGTATTGTCGCTTGAGATCGTGCCGACAAGCTCGTCCCCGTAAATGTTCCGCATCGGCTCCAGCACATTTCGCTCAATCGTGGATTTTGTTACGCCGAGAATGACGGCCAAGCCATCTTTTCCGATTCGCTCACGAATCCGAATCGGTATGATCCATCGAAAATCGAGGTAAGTCTTCCCGCTTCTGGTGGCGCCGCCCTTGAAGTTCCAGCGATGTATTCCGTATTTTACAAACTCAATTTGTTTCGGACTTAACAGCATCTTGGAACTCCTTCAGCATCGAGTCAAGCTTCTCCATTGTCGTCCTGTTGCGGTCGGAAGCAGCTGCGTAGCGTTTCATAAGACTATCACCGGCTTTCAGCCGGTCGGACAGCGATGCGTCCATGCCGAACTGGTTTTTGACCTCCCCGCGCATGACCGCAGTGTAAAATTTCAGAATTTCGTTGGAATCTGCGACAAGCGCAGCCTCTTGTTCGTCCGTTCTGCGCTTGATATATGCAGAAATTGCAGGTTTTCTAAGGTTTTCCGCGCCCATGCTGTGCGCTGCCTTTTCTTTATACCCTGCTTTTTTCGCCGCTTCTGTGGCATTGCCGGATTTTAAATATTCTTCGCAGAATCGTCTCTGCTTCGGCGTAAGCTTTTCATCCGCCATCGCTGTAAAGTCCGGCCAGCAGCTTCACCACATCCGCAATCTGGTATGTTTCCAGCAGAGTGACGTTCTTCGGCTTTCCATCAGGTCGATATTCGTAAACCATGTATTTCGTCACCATCCTGTCATTTTTCGCGGAATAGGTCTGCATTTGATTGATTTTTATTTTGATTCCGTTGTACAAGAGCGCTGTTTGCAGCTTGTGTGCAAGGGCGTGCAAACTCGCCATAGCCGCTCATTTCTGCCTCATTCTTTCGTTCTCGTGTTCTCCGGTGTGAATAAATATATTTATTCACACCGGAGAACACGAGAACAGGAGGAGGAGGTTTCCGCAGAACGCTGCGGTGCCGATGAAAAAGGGCGTAGAGTTGATCTCTACGCCCTTATAGTAAATGTTAAATTTGGCTCTGGGACGCAGACTTTTTCATAAAAGCCCTCTTTTTTGCCCCACAAGGCGAATAAATTGCCTGTGCCACTCCTGCGCAGTACGCTCCGAGACGTAGCACGCTAGCGCGGCCCCCTGCAGCGTGTGCGTCCGCTTCCAAAGAACCAAGTCTATGATCCGGAGTCGCTCCGCGCCGTCAACGAGCTGTTCCGTCTCCGAGATTGCCTCCTCAACGGCAGCGCGCTCGGCCTTCGTCATCAGCCCGCCGCCCTTATAATTGCGGATCATCCACTTTGCATATGGCCACCAGCCGTAGCGCGGCTTACTCACGGCGCACGTCCTTTCTCTTCTTGCAGCGGCTTACATCATTATACCGGATACACCCGCATGTGGTAGAGAAATACGCACATTGTGAGTTCTTGCACCCATCAACTGCCTTTTTGTCCAGCACATCCTTTGCCCATTCCCCGCGCGCCTTGTCCAGTTCATCTTTGTACGCCGCGCACAGAAACGCAGCATTAGTTATAACATGCCACAGAGCCGGTAAGCCGCTCTCATAGTCGAGCGCCAGCGGATTATCCCAGATATGCAGAACGTGGCGCAGAAGGGCGTCCAGCCACTTCTCACGCGGTACCTTGCGCCAGTCCTCCGCGTCGGCGTATTTTGCCTTTCCGAACTCCCGGACATGCATGATCGCCTCGATAGCCTCCACCGGTACGAGCGACGGCCTCGGCTTCCCATCGTCGTACTTTGCCCCCTTGATTTTGGGCTTTAGGCCGCCTTGCTCGTGGAATCCACAATTCGGGCATTTACCAGTTGAAAGCAGATCCTCGTCAAACTTCTCATTACACACGGGGCAAATATACCGCCCGTCCTTCGCTTTACCCCAATATTTATCCATCAATAGTGTACCCTCCCTTCGCGTTTTGCTCGATCGTATTTCCGCGCTCTGGCAGTCCTACCGATTGTTTCCATCCCGCGATTTATGTGCTCTACCTTGTTTTTGTTGTACGCATCCGCAGCCTTGCGATACTCTATGTATGCCTCGCACGTGGCATGCTTTGCCCCGCAGCCTTTCTCGGGGCAGCTGCCGCACGGAGCGGAATATGGGCTGATCCTTAAATCTCCCTGCATTCGTCCACCCTCACACAGACCCGCTTGTCTCCGACGCGCACAACGTATCCGGGCATGCTGCTGATGTATTCATATTTTTCCGCGTCGTACACTTCGCCCATGCGCGGACGCATGGCGGGATAGACCGGGATGATCGCCGTGATCTGGACCCGTACCTCATCCCATGCGCGATCGCGCCGCTTGCCCGTGCAGATCGGATGCAGCTTGCGCCATGCCCCGGCACACGCCCAACTGCATAGATACCGGCCATCCGCGCGCGGCTTGCAGGGCCGGGTGAATACCTTCCCGCAAACCGGGCAGGCCGCCGTGATATTTGCCATTACAGCTTTACCCTCTTGATGTACTTATCAAAATATGTGGTTGCAACGGCCATAGCCGCCCACATGTCGGCGGCGAACCCGTAAAAGAAACCTGGGTTCTTCTTTGTTCCCTTGCCGTAGTTCGGCTGGCCGGGCGCGTATCGGTCGACGAGAGCTTGACGGATGTTTGCATCTTTGGCAGATAGCGATCCGCACAGATCCAGCTTTTCTTCCCGGCGGAATATCCGCGTCGGCTCATAGCCTGTTTCCCACAGCACGATTTGCCAGAACCGGCCGATCCAGACACAGGTGTCGAACACTTCCTGCCCGACTGTCATGCCCATACCGGCTATCATTTCGATTACAACTTGCTGACAGTTCCACCGAAGTTTCTGCTCCAGCAGCTGCAGCATTTTGCGGTTCTCGATCTTCCCGGCATCCAGCACGCGGCGGATCTCTTCTCCGTCGTACTCGACCACCACATAGCCGGATCTGGTGTTGCCGGGGTCAATCGCAAGAATTGTTCCCACCTTGCAGCCTCCTTCCTGTCTCGCACGGCTTCATCTCGTCGCAACCACCGTATTTCGCGCAATGCGCTGCAAACAGCCCCTTGAATTCCGGGCATTTATGGATCACAAGTTTGCACATCAGTTTGACGACAGCTCGCGTCTCTTTTGCCGCCAACATACAGAGCCGTTTTTCTGCGATAGTCATCAGCTCTTCCGCGTTCATGTACCAGATCATGTTTACCGGCGCGTCCTGCCGCGCTGCGTTCCGGTCGTATTCGCTCTGCCGGTCATTCCGCTGTGACCGGATAAACGGCTGTGCGTGGACGTGGCGGGCTAAGTGGGTGCTTACCCAGTACGGCACACCCTCGAGATAAAACGCAAACTGCAGCGTCCGGATGGGGCTGTGCTGCGCCCGGAGGATGGCGTGTTTCCACTCCATGTCCGGGGCTGTCTTCATCTCTTTCCCAATGGTGACTAAAGCGCACTGCTTGGCCAGCGCCCAGTCCTCATCGGTGGGGTACTTCAAAAGTTTGACGATCATGTCTGCCTCCTATCCATGTCTTCGTAATCTTTGCATTCCTCACCGGAAAAGCACATATGCTCCAGGTCTTTCTCGGAGAACCGATCCGCCTTGTGCTTCAAGCATCGGTACGGGTAGACGTAGTTCTTCCTGTATTCCAGATTCCTGCAGGTCAAACAGCAATCCTGCATCAGTTTTCCTCCTTTCGCACTACCGGCGCAACATCAGAGGGCTGGCAGTTCATCGATTTCATTGAACCAGTTTCCAGATAATCACGCATAAGCCGCTCCTGAGAAATCGGGATGTTCAGATCAGGTCTGCCTGCCGTGCAGTAGATGTAGCACTTAAACGGCGTATCCATCTTCGGGCGTGTCTTACGCACCTCAATGGTCTTCCGCCCTTCCATGATCTTCTGGCACCACCCCGATCGAATGCTGATCAGTACAGCTTTACTCATGCCTTGCCTCCTGTTCCAATTCTGCGCGGAACCGTTGTTCCAGTTCAAACACGCCGCGCGGCTTGCCTTTGTAATAGCCTTTCATTGGCCTGTCTATTTTCCGTTGCAGGTCTTTCAGGCGCTCCCAGTATTCCGGCAGGTAAATATACATATTCCGCAGTTCCCGCAGGTTCTTGTTGCAGCAGCACCAGCACGAAACACGGTCCAGCACGTCATAAAGGCGGATCGTGCCCTCCATCCACGAAAACCCGTTTTCATAGCAATATGCCAGGGCGTCGGCTTCCGTCATGCCCCACTCCGCCAGCGGGTGCAGTTTATACGGCTTCCGTTCTTTTTCCAGTCGCGGCGTTTCGTCGGCAGCTATGCCAACGTAAACCATAGCGTCCCGCGCCTCCGCGTACCTGTCTATGGCTTTCAGCTTCCCCGTGGTTCCCCAGCGGCAGAGGCCGCCACACCAGCCATAACCTTGGTGTGTGCCTTTCTGCTTACTGCAAACCGGCCTTTCCAGCATATCAAACAGGAACGGGTTTTCCGGCTCCAGTCTGGTGTACTTGATCCCCAGCTGCTCCAGGCGGGGTAGCATTTGATCCCGTGTGTGGTAAATCGCCTCAAACTCCATTCCGGTATCGTAGAAAACCACCTCATTCAGCGGGTAGCCCTTGGCAATCAGCATTAGGAGCATGTCCAGGCTGTCCTTGCCCCAGCTGACACTTGCAATATGCCATTTCATTCCGCTTTTGCACCTCCAAACGCCGCCAGGTCGAAACAGGTCTGTTTCCCAACGTACTGGCGCCACGCCCATTCCAGCATGGCGCCCTGGATCTCCATTCGGTCGGCCTCAATGTTCGTGATATCCTGGCAGGCGTCACACACGAATCTCATACCATCGCCCCCGGCCGGGTGTCCGGCGTGCTTCTCTCGATCAGCATCTCCCGTGCAACGTCGCGTTCCAGCTCTGCTTTCGCCAGCGCTTTTTCGAGGCGGTGGATCTCGATGGACGCGGCCTGATTGCTTTCGGCCAAAAGAGTGTTGCGCTCCAGGCATTTCGTGGCATTATGCGCCACGGCCCTTCGTTCTTTTTCCTTCTCACAGGTCTGGCAGACATAGCGAGCTGCCAGCGATCTTGCCAGTTTTCCCAGAATTTTCATGTCTCATCCTCCTTGTTTTCTGCAAGCATCCGTTCGACCGCTGCCATCTGGAACGCCGTCAGATCGTCTCCGTGGTTCTGCACGCCGTGCCGCATTTTCTCCGCGCCCTTCGGCGGTTTCTCGAACAGCCGGTTGACAGCAACCTCTTCCAGCGGATTCAGCGGGTCATGGTGCCCCTGCACACCGTAGCCGGGCTTTGCAGCGCGGCTGTACTGTGCAGGCTGTGTTCCGCCCTTGTCCTGTTCTTTTGCCAGCCAGCGGACAATAAACGCATTGATCCCGCGCTTTGTTTTCCGTTTGGCCGGATTTGCGTCCAACCAGCCCCTCATATTCCGCAGCTGCTGTATCACGTCGACAGCAGGGTACAAGCCCGCCCATTCCTGGCATTGCTCCACGGAAACGGAATATCCCGTTCCATCATTCAGCGGCAGAGAGATTGCTGGCGGCGTGGATGCCGCTTGCGGCTCCGCGCTATCTTCCGCATCTCGAATAGCGAATTCGATTCTCGATTCTCGATTCTCGAATACGGGAACATCTGCATGCATTTGCTTGCAAATGATTTCATCCGCTTGTTTCCCATCATCAGGCGACGGGAATTTGCTTACCTTCGCACGCTGCGTCTGATACTTGCCCCATGTTGGTAGGTAAAGGAAGCGCTTGCCCTCAAACACATACAGAGCAATCAATCCAGCACTCGCCAGCCCATGAAGAGCATTTTCTACAGTTTTGAGCGTGAGGTTTTCTTTCAGCGGGAAGAGGCGGTTTTTCACTACCGCCGCTCTCCCGTCAAAGCGTCCGAAATCATCACAGTTTACAATGAGCCGATAAAACAGAACTTCTTCAAACCACGAGAGTTTGTCGACGCTATCGCTTGTGCAGATGCTTTCCCGAATAATTCTGTTCGGCATATTTCAGCCCTCAGAACGGAAGCTCGTCACCAAGCCCCATCTGCATATCGGGTTCGGCAAAAGGTAGCGGCGTCGAATCCGACATCTGCTGGAAGCCTCCGCTGGAAACATCTCTGTCCTGCCGCTTCTCGGCAAAATAGCACCGGTCTGCAAGGATCTCCGTCGTGCGGCGTTTATTGCCCTGCTTGTCTGTCCAGTCGCGCTGCTGCAGACGGCCTTTGACTGCCACGAGCTGCCCTTTGGCAAAATACCGGCCGACGAAATCGGCGGTATTTCTGAACGCGACAACATCGAAGAAATCAGTCTCCCGGTCCTGCCCCTGCGGTGCATAGTCGCGCTCACAGGCCAGTGAAAAGTTCGCAGCGGTGGTTCCGTTCTGCGTCATACGGACGTCCGGGTCGCGCGTCAGGCGGCCCATCAAGATCACTTCGTTCAGCATTTATGTATTCCCCTTTCCCTGTTTCTGTGCGCAGCCCCAGCAGAAGCAGCGCCCAAACTTTTTTGTTGTCTGCTCCGCAATGCTCATTGCAGAGTAAGCATGTCCGTTGATCGTCTCGCCGGTGATCTCTTTCCCGCATGCGGAACACTTAAAGAGCATCTCCGGCTTCTTTGCAGCCTCGGCGGGCTTCGCAGCGGCGGGCGGTTTCCGCCCGGACGCTCTCCCGGTTTCTCTGGCATATTCGTCTGTATCTGCATCCTTCGTGTCGTCGATGGCGAACAGACCATTTAGCGCGTATTTGCGGGCATAGGAGCTGGCCGTGCCGGTCACCTGCGGTTCGTCCATGCCCTTCTTGCTCTCCGGCTCCCGGGCGAAACCGAACGTGGTATATTCGCCCTCGCCGTCAGACAGAGTCGCCTTTGCCTTGACATAGATCCGGTTCCCACTCTCTACAATCTCGTCCGAGATCGTCAGGATGCAGCCCTGCGCCTGCAGCAGGGGCTTTACAGCCTCTAAAATGCTCTCGCAGGAGCGGTATTTGTAGCCGCCGAAGTTGTTGGTCTTGTCCTTTGGCGCTTTCAGCTGCGCCTGAATGGCGATCAGCTTTTCTGTAAGCTTCATCCATCTACCTCCACAAATTCGCCGTTTTTCAGCCGATACCTGGTATCGGCCTTGATCTTCTCGCCGTCGACGTATTCCGTCTTCACGCAGCGCGGAACGGATCGCCCCTTTTCTTCGGAATATTCCCACTCCGCAAGCGTGATCCAACTCCCGATTTTTGCTTTTACCGTACAGCCATGACCTGCGCAGCAGATCACGGAGTCGACGCCGGTACTATTGATCTGGGCGGAGTTGCCCGAGCTGCCGATCTGGGCGTAGTTGCCCGAGCTGCCGATCTGGGCGGAGTAGCCCGAGCTGCCGATCTGGGCGTAGTTGCCCGAGCTGCCGATCTTGGCGTAGTTGCCCGAGCTGCCGATCTTGGCGGAGTTGCCCGAGCTGCCGATCTTGGCGTAGTTGCCCGAGCTGCCGATCTGGGCGTAGTTGCCCGAGCTGCCGATCTTGGCGTAGTTGCCCG